TGAAGAGGAAGAACACATGAAGCTCTACAACGTGCCAAGAAATAGCATGATCGTGCTAAGCAATGGGCTGGAGTTGAAGTTCCACCACATCGACGGTATGTACAGCGTGTGTACAGACGAAGAGGGCAACGTGTACCACATTGGTGCAACGGAAGAAGTGGAAGTGAAGCAAGATGATTGAAGAAACCCCACCGTACCCAAAGTGTTTTGACAGTCAGGCCCGGTTTGATGAGTGGAAGAACAGCGCACGCATGACATCTCTTGGGAGCATCGGGTATTGTGCGGACTGCAACCCCAAACACAAGGCGCTGATGCTTAGGCACAACCGCTGCGAAAACCCAACCGTCATGTTCGAGCTGGACTCCGAAGGCAACACCGTAGGGTTTCTACCAGAAGTCAAGCGACCGTTCATTCCAATCACGGAGAACATCGTGCACAAGTGGTTGCGGACTGAGGAGCAATCGTCAGTGAAATACCTTGGCCCAACCAGCGCTTGGCATCCTGTGCCGGGCACATTCGACCGTATACCTTTACCAAAGAAAGAGGGTAAGAAACTATGAGCGCAGATGACAAACAGGTGGGCGGCATACACTACAAAGAAATGCCGGTGCAGCCGTGGACTGTGATGGAGGAATTGCTGACACACGCCGAGTTCGTCGGGTTTCTCAAGGGCAACATCATCAAGTACGGCATGCGTCAAGGCCACAAGAAGGGCAGTGATGACGCGGCCAAAGCACTGCACTACATGCAGAAGCTGAACGAGTTCCGAAATAAGTAGACGGTAGATTGCATAGGTCGCACCCACAAGCCTAGTAGTTGTAAATGGGTGTGCCGGTAGTCCGGTCCGTCTACGTGGGCTAATTGCTGGACTACCATCCGATACAGCGAACCGAGGGGGCGCTGAAACTACTTTTCCCCCTCGCCTATTTTTAAGGAACACACATGGCAGCAACACCAGAAAAGTTAGTGAAGAACAAAATCAAAGTGATACTGCAAGACGGCGGCGTGTACTACGCCATGCCAATCGGTTCAGGGTACGGTAACGCAGGAGTCCCTGACTTTCTAGCGTGTGTGAACGGGCGCTTCTTAGCCGTGGAAGCCAAAGCAGGCAAGGGAAAAACAACCCTGTTGCAAGACGCGCACTTAGAAAAAATAAGAGCTGCCGGAGGAGTATCAATGGTAGTGAACGAATTGAACCTAGACCAACTAAAGGAAACCATCAAATGCATGAACAAGAAATGACAGCGTGGGGGAAGCAAGTGAGTGATAGAGTGGACACGTTACCGCATGAAAGACGGATGATGCTTGCCAAGTACGTGGACATCCTGTCCCGCTGTATGGCAGGCGAAGACGGGTGCAAAGCGGTTTTGATTATCGAGACTGAAAACACAGTAGCGCTTGGCGCAGTCAACGCAGATACTGCCGAAGCAATGGGCATGGTAGCGTTTGCGCAGGAGCAGATGGTCGAGACCATCATGGCCGGTGCGCCTCCACGGGAGAAGATGAATTGAGCGCCCCCTTCGACACAATACTGACCATTGACTTTGAAACCTACTGGGACAGCAAAGAGTACACGCTGTCCAAAATGACTACTGAGGAGTACATACGTGGCCAGTCTTTCACAGCGTTTGGAATGGGAGTCCACGTTTACGGCGACGGACAACCTACTCGATGGGTTCGAGGAGATGACATACATCAATTCGTACAAGAGTACGACTGGGGACGGACAGCAGTCTTGGCACATAACGCCCAATTCGACGTCTCCATACTATCCTGGCAGTACGGCGTCCAGCCCGCGTTCATCTTCGACACGCTATCAATGGCGAGAGCTTTACGCGGCGTGGAGGTTGGCAATTCCCTCGCAAAACTCGCTAACGATTTTGGTCTTCCCCCCAAAGGACGAGCCGTACATTCGACGGATGGACTGGCAACGCTCACCCCCGAAATCGAAAAGGAACTCGCGGAATACTGTGCCCATGATGTATACCTGTGTGAAGAAATCTTCAAGCGCCTCTCTGACGGCTACCCTACGTCGGAATTACGGCTCATCGACATGACGCTGAAGATGTACACGAGGCCCATGCTCGTGCTTGACCAGAACATGCTGGCCAAGGAGTTGATTGATGAGCGTGACAACCGTGAAGCCCTGCTCAAGAAGCTCAACATCGACGAATCAACGCTGGCATCCAACCCCCAGTTTGCCCAGTTGCTGGAGTCCCTGCATGTGCCCCCGCCCATGAAGAAGAGCAAGACCACCGGCAACCAGACTTATGCGCTGGCAAAGAACGACGCCATGTTCCAAGCCCTACTCAACGGGGACAACGACGATGTACGGCTGCTGTGCGAAGCAAGGTTGAAGGTGAAGTCCACGACCGAGCGCACCCGTGCGCAGCGGTTCCTCGACATTGCGCAGCGCGGTACGCTGCCTGTACCCTTGAGCTACTACGGGGCATTGTCGGGGCGGTGGACGGCATCCAAGGGCAGCGCCATCAACATGCAAAACTTGAAACGCGGGTCGTTCTTGCGCAAGGCCATCATGGCTCCCGAAGGGCATCAGCTTGTGGTGGGCGACCTGTCCCAGATTGAGCCGCGTGTGTTGGCATGGCTGTCGGACTACGTTGAGATGTTGGGCATTTTTCGAGCCGGAGGCGACCCGTATGCTGCCTTCGGTGCACAGATGTTTGGCATCCCCGGCATGACCAAGGACAGTCACCCCATCCACCGCCAGTCGGCCAAGAGCGCGTTGCTGGGGGCAGGGTATGGGTTGGGCTGGGCATCGTTCGCGGCGCAGCTTTTGGTGGGCTTCCTCGGGGCTCCACCCCTGCGCTATACCAAGGCTGACGCAAGGCAGCTTGGCGTGTCCCAACAGTACGTCGAGCGCTTCGTGGACTGGGAGGAAAACCTGACCAAAATGGCGGAGATTCCCCACACTTGCAGCGAAGGCGAGTTGCTCATACACTGTGTCGTAGCGAAGAAAATCATCGACGTTTACCGAGCCACGGCCCACCCGGTTACCAGCTTTTGGGACATGTGCAGCGGTCTTATCGAGACCTCACTGTACGGTGGCAAGGAGCACACGCACAAGTGCTTGACGTTCCGCAAGGAACAGATTGTGCTGCCCAACGGGATGAGCCTGCTCTACCCGAAGTTGCGGCGTAAGAAGGACGAGGCTGGCCGCAGCCAGTGGGTATACGGCGAGGACGAGACCAAGCTGTACGCAGGCAAGGTCACGAACAACGTGACGCAGGCGGTGGCTAGAATCGTGATGACAGATGGTATGCTACGGGTGTCAAAAAGATACCCTGTGGTAGGGACGGTGCACGACGAGCTGTTGGCTGTTGTGTCCGACGAGGAAGCAAATGACGCTAAGACTTGGGTCTTGGCGCAAATGGTCATGGAGCCGCGGTATCTGCCGGGGATTCCACTTGGCGCTGACGGTGGCGTTCACCGTAGATATGGGTTAGCTAAAAACTAGGAGAAGCATGAAAACAGACACAAAACTAATACTGCCCCGCCGCATACGCGTCGGTAACAAACGGTATTCAGTTGAGGTGATTGAAGCGCTGCTGGACAAGCAGCATGTAGGACGTATTCAGTACGCTGAACAGCGCATTCAACTTGGTCTGCGCAACGGGCAAACCAACCGCAAACTGCCTGCCGCAGAAGTACGGGATTCGTTCTGGCATGAGCTAGTGCATGCAATTCTTCACGACATGGGGCGACACAACCTCAACCGTGATGAAGCGTTTGTCGTTGCATTTGCCAGCCGATTATCTAAAGCAATTGACTCAGCGAGGTTCTAATGGTCAACGTCACATGGTCGCACTCAGGCTTGAAAGCCTACGAGCAGTGCCCCCGCCAGTATTACGAAGTAACGGTGCTCAAGAGTTTTCCTAAAGGCGACACAGTGGCAACGCTGTACGGCAAGGAGCTACACACCGCTGCGGAGAAATACGTACGGGATGGGGAACCACTACCAAAGCAGTTTGAGTTTATGCAGGATACGCTTGATGCGTTGCTTGCCAAGCCCGGACGCAAGCTGTGCGAACATGAGATGGCGCTCACCAAAGACTTAAAGCCCTGCGACTTCAATGACCCCAATCGGTGGGTGCGCGGAATTGCCGACCTCATCATCCTCGACGATGAGAACCTGACAGCAAAGGTGGTTGACTACAAGTCTGGCAACAACAAGTACCCCGACAGGGAGCAGCTCAAGTTGATGGCCTTGATGATATTTGCCCACTACCCACACATCCGCAAGGTGAGTGGAGCGCTGCTGTTCGTAGTCAAGAACGACATGGTGCGCCAAGACATGACCATCGACCGGGCCGAGTCCGAGTGGTGGAACTATCGGAAGCGCGTAGCTCGTATTGAGCAAGCACACGAAACAGGCGTGTGGAACCCCAAACCAACCCCACTATGCGGTTGGTGTCCTGTAGTGAAGTGTCTACATAACCCCAAGCATTGAAAGGACGTACTGTGGCAACCCGTGACTACAAAAAGGAATACAAGCAAGACCTCAAGACTGGCAAGTCCGGGCCGGGGTCAGACCAACATGAGCGTCAACGCGCTCGGCGTAAGTACGATGCAGACGGCATCGACCGCACTGGCAAGGACATTGACCACATCAAGCCGCTACGCAAAGGCGGCAAGTCCACACCGGGCAACTTGAGGTTGCGCAGCAAGGCAGCTAATCAAGGCGACAACAAATAACTACACGAGAAGCAAATGGAAATCATCGACGATAGAGCACTGCTATTAAAAACCCGAAACCCAAACAAATACGCAATCATCCCAAAGCACAAGGTCATTGGCGAAAGCAATGGCACGTATGAGGTACTGGTTCACTGGGGTTTAGAAGAGGCGCAGGTGCTGCGCAATCTTGGCGTTAAGGATGTTCCTTCGCCCATCACACGGCGCTACAACTGGCCCGGCAAGTACAAGCCAATGGCGCACCAGATGCAAACCGCAGAGTTCCTCACACTGCACCGCAAGGCATTTGTGTTCAGCGAACCCGGCACAGGCAAGACGCTAAGCGCTTTGTGGGCCGCAGACTATCTGATGAGCATCAAGCATGTTCGCCGTGTGTTGATTCTGTGCCCGCTGTCCATCATGCACAGCGCATGGTTGGGTGACTTAAGCAACAGCATCATCCACAGGTCAGCAGTGGTGGCCCACCACACACAGTCGTCGCGGCGCATCGAGATGGTGCAAGAGGACTACGAGTTTGTCATTGCCAACTATGACGGGCTGAACTTGATTGCCAATGAAATCATCAACGACGGGCGTTTCGACTTGGTGATTGTGGACGAGGCCAATGCCTACAAGACCCCGACAACCAACCGCTGGAAGTCTCTCAGAGCCATTATCAAGCCGGAGACTAGGCTGTGGATGATGACCGGCACGCCTGCATCGCAGTCGCCCGTGGATGCGTACGGCCTTGCCAAGCTGGTCAACCCCAACGGCGTACCCAACTTCTACACGGCGTGGCGGGACAAAGTAATGCTTAAGGCCACCATGTTCAAATGGATTCCCAAGCCCGAGGCCAAGGCGTTGGTGCTGGAGGCGCTACAGCCCGCCATACGCTTCACAAAGGAGCAGTGCCTAGACCTACCTCCGGTGATGACGATGACGCGCACAGTGGCCCTGACACCGCAGCAAATCAAATACTACAACGCACTCAAAGACCGGCTCATGGTGGAGGCAGCAGGCGAGACCATCACGGCAGTCAACGCGGCAGCAGGGGTCAGCAAGCTGCTGCAAATCAGTTGCGGCGCTGTGTACACAGACGACAAAGACGTTGTGGAGTTCGATGCTACCCCGCGCCTGAACGAGCTGAACGCCATACTGGGAGAGACCAACCGCAAGGTGCTGGTGTTTGCCATGTTCCGCAGCAGTATCGACACCATCCATACACACCTGACCAAACACACCATCAGCGCTGAGTGCATTCACGGCGGGGTTTCCCCCACAAAACGGGCAGACATCATCCGCCGCTTTCAACACGAACCCAGCCCACGCGTCCTTGTTATGCAGCCCCAAGCAACCGCCCACGGGATAACGCTGACCGCCGCTGACACCGTTGTGTTTTTCGGGCCGTTGATGAGCGTTGAGCAGTATATCCAGTGCATTGCGCGGGCTGACCGCAAGGGGCAGAATGCGGAGAAGGTGTCGGTCTACCACATCGAGAGCAGCCCAATTGAGAAGAAGATGTTCAGTGCGTTGGTCTCAAAGGTAGATGACAACTTCCTTCTGACCGACATGTTCAAAACGGAAATAGGCAGTTAAGAAAGGAGTTGCAGACCCAAAAAAATCGTGTATACTTGTCAAACACTAGACACAACAACAGGAGAAATAAGTGAGTGAAGAAGCTATCCCCATCGACAAGCTGACCAAGATTTACCGCAAAATCAAAGCGCAAATCGACCAGCTAACACAAGAGTACGACACGCGAGTGGAAGTGCTCAAGGCATCGCAAGACGAGATTAAGTTTGCGATTAAAGACCAGATGAAAGCCCTAGGCGTTTCGTCTGTGAAAACCGAGTTTGGCACTGTTTCAATGGCCAACAAGACGCGGTACTCCACCCAAGACTGGGACTCGTTTAAGACGTTCATTGTCGAGCACGATGTCGTGGACTTGTTGGAGAAGCGTATTGCGCAGACGAACATGGCCAAATTTCTAGAAGACAACCCCGGTGTTGTTCCCCCCGGTCTCAACGCTTTCAGCGATTTTGAGATTCGTATTACCAAACCACGTTAAGAGAGAACCATGAGCAACCTTGCTACATTCAATCCTTCCAAAGTCCCGGCTTTTGCACGTAACAACGTGCTGTCGGATAACGCCCGCGCCTTGGCGGGGAGTGCCACTGTTGGCGGCGGCAAGCGCGTCTCCATTCGTGGTGGTGTGTTCCGTCTGCTGAGCGAAGGCAAAGAAGTTGCCAGCATTGAAGAGCGTCACTTGGACGTCATCATCGTCAAGGCCGCACCGAAGGTGAGCCGCCAATACTATGCAGCCGCCTACAACCCCGATGCTGCTGCCACTGCACCGGACTGCACATCGTCCGATGGCGAGACCCCTGACAGCAACGCCAAAAACCCGCAGTCGGCAAGCTGCGCTAACTGCCCACAGAACGTGGCTGGTTCGGGTAACGGCAGCAGCCGCGCTTGCAAGTACCAGCACAAGCTGGCCGTGGTGTTGGAGAGCGACCCCGAGGGGGATGTGATGCAGCTTATCCTGCCCGCAGGCTCTATCTTCGGCAAGGCTGAAGGGGACAAGCGCCCGCTGCAAGCGTATGCCCGTTACTTGGCTTCGCAGAACCCGCCCATCAACCCCGAGCAGATTGTGACCCGCATGAAGTTCGACACGAGCGAAGAGTCCCCCACGCTGGTGTTCCAGCCCGCCCGTTGGTTGACCGATGATGAGTACGCGATTTCGTTGAGCCAAGGCAAGACCCCTGATGCGGAGCGTGCGGTTGGTGACCTTGCCGATAACACTGCGGCCCCCATCAAGCTGGCCGGTACACCCCCAGCCAAAGCCAAGGCCGCAGTTGCTGAGGAAGAAGTTGAAGCCCCTGCACCCAAGGCTACCCGCGCTAAAGCCAAGCCCAAGGCTGAAGTTGTGGAGGAAGATGACTCCGAGCCGGAAGTGCGCAAGGCAGCACCCGCGCAGTCTGCTGTGCCGGTCAAGTCCAGCAAGCTGGCCAGCATCGTGTCTGATTGGGACGACGAGTAATTTTTAGGGGGGTCGGTCTCGGCATGATGCTGTGATATACGGAGCCGCTTGAAAAGGCCCGCCCCCCACCTATAACTATGGCTTATTCACAAAAAATTGAGGAGCTTGTGGCTTCGTCCCCCAAGACGCTGGGCAACCAGCTCGGGCGGTGGGCAATCCATTTGAACTTCCCTGTTGCGAAGATTGCGTATGCGCTGGGCGTGACGCGTCAGACAGTCTACAACTGGTTCGAGGGTCGGGATATTTTCCCTGCCTATCAGAATCGTGTCGAACTACTTTTATCAATAATGCGGTCGTCGAAAACGGCAGACCAAGCGTGGAGAGAGATATGCAAAGAATACAACTTGAAGCCTTGAAACCCAGCATGCTGACCGACGAAGAGTTGGCCCGCTACATCACGCTGAATACCCCTGAGCAGTTGCCCAATTCGTGGGTAGCGGAGGTGGTCGAGCGTTTTGTTGAGAAGCTGAAAACCGTGGAGGCACTGGAGAGCGCAGTTGCCGCGCTGGAAGAAGAACTGCTAGATACGACCGAATAACCCAACCCAAGGATTTCTATGGACGCGCTTGCTTTCATGGCGGCAGTCCTGCCACCTCCGGGTAATGGGCGTTACTGCGTGGTAGAGCTGACAAATAAAAAAGAACACGTATTTGTAAAGGACATCGAAGACACAGGAGCAACCCTCGAACGCTGGCGCAAGCAAAACTGCGACATCTACTTTGCATTGGGCACGTTTGGCAGCGAGAACAAACGCGTTGCCACCAACAGCCAAATGGTTAAGTGCATTGCGATTGACGTTGACTGCAACCACCCCCGCGACATACCGGACGAGAACGGCGTAGTCACGCCCAAGGCATACCCCGCTGCGCGAGTGGCAGCACAGGCCATTCTGGACTTCTGTCAGGTAACAGGTCTGGCGGGGCTCGGTGAGCCGTGGATGGTGGCATCAGGCGGCGGTGTGCATGCATACTGGCCCTTGACCGAGGCGGTCAGCATTGCCGATTGGAAGCCGGTAGCTGAAGCCTTCAAACGCTTGTGCGTC